ACCAGCTTTACCTTGGAGCGAGGAACAACAGAAAACACATTCCGGTAAAAGTGAACCGTACAGCGCTGGTATTTGGCGTCAGGCAATACTTCACTCATTGCTTCCAGCATGCCCAGACACTTGTCTCCAACAATGAGCTTCACGCCATCCAGTTCGCGACCTTTGAGCCATTGGAAGAAACTCACCCAGCTTGCCTTGTCCTCCTACATAGACATACGGATATCTGCCGCCCTGCACATGACGGTTCCGCCAATCTTCGATGTGGACGTAAGCTTTCTTGTTCAGCTCACTGATCGTTGCGGGAGACACCTTGCTG